AGATTAGTCTGGACGTTAGCGACCTGGGATCCTCTAGCTCTGTTGGTGTGATGAACATGTAGTCTGAATCGTAGTGGCTCGGGAAGAAGCTGTCCCAGCTGATAGTCTCCATTGACTGACCGCCAGGCATAATGATCTCACCCAGACCAACTACCCTTGGCGTCCAGTATTCATGGGTGAAATCAGCACCAAACTCCTCAGGCATTACGGGAAACTTGATATCTCCACCGTATGCCCCTAGGAGTGTGATATCAATGAAATTACGCTGTGCACCTTCCCCCATTGTGGGAGAACCATCGATCTCAACGCAAGGAGTCCAGTCGTGCTTGGGGTTGATCTCGATAAGATTAGGTGCACTTCTTGCTGGGACAAAGATGTTGGTGCCGCTAGCTGTCCCACCACCAGGCACTCCATTGTTCAGCCAGGGTGCATACCCTGGAGGTGGTGGATCTTTGGTACTAAGGCCCCAGACATCTGTATCAACTCCAAGACCTGAAGTACGCATTGTACCATCAGGCCACTTGGGGCCAAACTTTGGACCTACTGTCTCAAAGGTGTCGAACTCTACGTCGCCCTGCCAGTAAGTCTTCTTCCGCATCTCCAGGCCAACAGACCCTGGATACGTAGGATCTGTGGCATTGGGGTCAAAGTAGACTTGCTCGCCTACCTGTACGGCATCAAAGCCTTCACCTGTGCTCGGGTCCATAGTCATGAGGCAGTCTCCTCCAAGTACCTCACGGCACTCCGCAACAACTGTACGTTATCTCTAAAACTGCCTAATCCCATATTGCAACCCCGACAGAGTAGACCCCTTACTTTGTTGGTTTGATGGTCGTGGTCAATGTTGAGTTTCTTCAGCATTATACCACCAAGAGGAGTCCGGCAGATTCTACACCTACCATCTTGCTCAGTGTACATTCTAACGAACTCTTCCGCCGTCAGGTCGTAGAAACGAAGATCATACCTAAGCTTCGTCACGCGGCAACCAATTGAGTGCGGTTGGGCAGGTTGTCTCTCTCGCTTGGCTTTACAACCAAGACACAAGACATTACGACGGAAACCTTTAGGCATGGTTCATTGTCATGGGGTAACCGATCCTGTTTGACCGACAACGGAACCACCAGTAGACAGTTTGGTCAACATATCTGCCATCTGGCCCAACAACGACCTGATATCAGTATTACCGTCCATACGCTCTACGTTCATTAGGTTTTGAATGGTGATTGTTGTGCCGCCACCAGCCGCAGCTCCTGGACCTGTGCCTGTTCCTGCCTGCCCCTGCATGGCTGCAATGTCTGCTTCTGTAACAGGTGATCCTCCAGGACCACTTCCTGTGCCGCCACCAGGAGCGCCAGTGCCGTAGACGGCTCCCATAACTGGACCCAATGCAGACATCTCTTGTGGGGTCATCCACTCCTTGCCACCCCACTTCGAGACAACCGTACCAGAGACACCTACATTGAATCTGTTGGTAGACGGATCCCAACCACCAATCTGGAAGAAGTGCCCTGGGAACTTGCCACGAGGCCCGATATTGACGACACCTGGGATACCAGCCTGAGCATTGTTCGCCAGTTTGCCCCAGTCTACGTCTTTACCCTGGTAGACTTCGTTACCGACACCCAACTTTGTCAGGGCAGTACCGATAGTCTGTACTCCCTTGGTACCACCTACACCAGCCGCAGCAGGATCACCACCCTGGATCTGGGTTACCAGAGCATAAGCTTCCTTCAGTGTTGGGTTACGTCCGTATGCTCTGGCGAAGAATGCAGCCGCAGCAGGACCGCAAGCAGCTTGAGCCTGCTGTGGTGTCAACTGCTGTGTGTCTAGTTGGTTTACAAAACTAGATCCTAAACCTGTTCCGCCTGTAGCTGCCGCAGGTGACTGTGCACTCCCTGCTGCTCTTACAGGAGGGCCACCTGAAACAGTAGCACTAACGCTGCCATGAGAAAGTATGTCTCGGATCTGCGTAAGTAGTGAAGTAGCCAGGCTATCGTCTACGCCTTGTGCAAACATCTGAGAAATGGCAGTACGTTCTGGAGCACCAGCGTCTGCAACCGTCATTGGTTCGCCAGCTTTACCTGTGCCAGGATGGGTTAGATCGAATGCAGACGTACCAATCCATCTACCAGCCGCATTACCGCCCATACCCATAGCAGCAGCTAAGATAAAGCTCCCTAGACCACCAGTAGTGGCAGCACCGATACCAGCACCAAGGATACCTCCACCAATACTACCTACTGTTCCGCCTACTGCTCCCCATTTCTCTCTTTCGGATTCGTCTGACATCAACTCAGGAATCGTCATAGCTGCCTGCAAACCAGCGCCGACGAGACCAGACTTGCCGCCAACCACCTTCATCAAACCACCTAGACCACTAGGAGAAGGTATTGGGGGTCTAACACTGGCAGCACCAGACCGCATACTTGCCCAGACCTGGAAAGCTTCCATAACATCCTTAGGGCTGCGCAAACCACCAAAAGGAGATGGAATACCAGACTTACCAAAGATATTCTTACTACCAAATCTCTTGAACAATGCCGCTGCTGCGACACTAGTAACAGCGGTACCCACAGCAGGCAACGCTAGAGATCCCAAGTCTACACCAAGACCACTATCGTTATTGAACCCACCACCTGAGGTACTTTGAGTCACTGCTGTAGTCAGAGCTGGGACTCCCAATGCAAGAGCACGACTAGCATTGTCTGGAATTTTACCCTTGGTGACATAACGGATAGCGATTGCTTCAACGACATCCCTGGTAATGACGCTAGTCAGCATTGCTTTCAACATATCTGGAAACGTTTGCTGGATACCAGATATGAAAGCCGCTGAAAATGCTGCGCCAGCCTCTACCAGTACGTTGTCTTTGCCACCACGGAAGAAACTTGTGACAGCATCACCAACGAAGACACCAATATCTCTACCAACAGATTGGATTTCTGCTCTACCTGGCCCCCTGTAGTAAGCAGTAAAGGAATCCATCAGGCTGTTGGCAATAATGCGTATCTTGCCGAAGAAACTGGCGTTCTGGAAGATATTGTCGCTCAACAGGTTGTTGAACATCTCCACAATTGGATTGACACCAGCAACCAGAGGCTTCTCAATAGATTTGAACAAGGAAGTTTGCATGGCTGTCCAAGCTTGTTCCAGCTTGCCCTGTACAGCCTTGAAACTCTTGTCCATCTCTGCTACGCCCTGACCAGTAGCCCCCTGGAGTCCACCGTAGTACGCAGTCGAGGCTCTTTGCAGCAGTTCTGGAGTGATTAGCTGGAAGCCTCGGACAGCCCTCAGGTCACCAAAATACTGCTGTAGTAATTGCTGCTGACCAGTGCCACGTAGAGCCTCTTCTGGCTGTGCATTACCTAGTTTTCGCTGATTTGCTACGTACTGGTCAACCATCTTGCCATGCAGATCAAAGACGTTACGTAGCTGAGTCAGTGCCCCCATCGGGCCGTTCTTCATGATGGCAGTAGGGTCGAGGCTCAACTCCTCACCTAGACCCTGTGTCTTCCTAATACGCTCCCAGGAAGATACCAACCTCTGTTGTTCAGCCGACATTGAGCCTACGTCTTTGAAGATGTTGGCAAATGATGTAGCCGCTTGTTCAGCAGGCATAACCTGAGTCATTGCAGCAAAGGCTGCGAAGGACTCGTTCATCACCTTCATCTTGCCGTCTGCTGTATCGTACTGCTGGATCAGTGGACCCATAGCAGCAGTAACACGAGGCAAGACCTGCTCTAGTTGGTTGAAGCGGATTGTACCTACGTCTGTAATTGCAAACAGTGAGTCGGACACTTCTGCCACATGCTCGATCTCTAGACCATATGTAGCCATAGTCTGGATCAGAGTGGTCGTAGCCTCAGAAGCATCTGTGCCAGTAGCGTAAGCTAGCCGCGCAGAGCCTTCTACCAATTTGACGGCAACACTAGCATCGTACGCAGCTTGGCCCATGTCGTTCAGGGCCTGTGTATTGACTTTGATAGCAGATACGCTAGATGCCGCAGTCGTAAACAGCTCACGCATAGACTGCGTCGAGACATTGTATTGGATAGACAACTTCTGGACTGCTACGTTGGTAGCTTCGAATTGCTGCTCGTTCTGTCTCAGAAGTGTGTTCGCGACACGCATCTGGTCCTGCCACTCGGCACCTACCTTGACAAACTCCGACAATGATTCAATTGCTCTCTGTGGTAACTGCACAAGAGGCAGCAATACAGAGAACAAGACCATGGACTTTGTTAGGGACAGAATGTTATCTGTCAGGCCACGAGTGGACTTACTATGCGTATCCAGCGCTTCCCTACCCTTGACAACGCTGTTAACCATAGAGTTGAACGCTGTACCAGTATTGCGCAGCGCAGAAGCCATACCCGTCATGGCTCTGGACGACGTAGTAGTCGCACTAGCCATGCGGTTGATGTTGTTTATGGCATTGATGGTGGCACGTTCTACCGCCAGGTACCCCTGAGCCAAGCGGTCAAGGTTTCGCTGTCCATTGATAACAACGTCAATAGCAGCTACAACCCTACGAACTGCCACCAGTCAATCCTTTCGCTGCACGAATCCTAGACAACATCGTTTTTATGTTCTTCGGAGAACCTGCTTCACCGCCACCCTTGAACTTAGCGCCAGTGATCATGGCAGCATAGATGAGCGCACGCTCACCACGCGGCAGGTCGTAGATCTCATGTGGGAATCTACCCGTTTCAATGAAGATCCTAGACAGCAGGTTGGTCTCCGGGTGCGTCTCAATCAGCGCTTTTGGCGACCTCCACAAGGTCTTCGTGGAAACCGCTCAGTTCCAACACTGCGTTAGACACATGCAACAGAAGCCCAGGCTGGTTCTTGTAGATCTCCAGAATCAGGCGGTCTTCCTGCGTTGTACGCATGTTGTATTTCCGCATGATCTTGGAGTCTCTGTGATTTGGTGACTTTACACCGTATGCCACCACCAATGCCTGGAACTTTTGACCGTCCATTTGCTTCTGGAGGGTTCCAGAACCAGTGTTTTTTACAACACGGCTAGCCCGTTCGATAAGCTGGCTGTGTTCCGGGCCGGTCAGGTTCGTGATTTGCCATGGAGACTTGAAGCCGTACTGACTCATGTCCAGTTCGTCAGTAAACTTCTTGTCCGAATCATAAGCAAGTAACTCCTCCAGAGGATCTACCGCTTCGCCCTGGTATTGCTTCTCGGCTTCCTCTGGAGTAAGCTCAATCTGCTCGTTCGGCCTTGGGGCCACCCTACGCATAGGGGTACGGACGTCTTGTGCTTGTACTGTATCGGTCATGCCCGCTATTACTCCTTGGTTAGTTGCAGTCCTTACCTTCGGATTCCCACTCTTGCAGGTCTCCGTCGATGCAGGACAGCATGTTGTGGTTGATGAACGTGAACGGAATAGCTTCTTCTACCAGCTCATCAACCTGGAACCCGATCGGGATTTCCCAGAACTTCACGCCGAGCAGCTCAACTACCTCAGCACCAAACGCCTCTGGGTCATCCAGTTCGTAGCGAATGAGTGCTGGGATCTGGCGGCTACGGCTGTGACGCTGGTATGCACCAATCGTCCTCAGGAAGTAGCTGGTGACTTTGAAGCCTGTGATGGTACCGTCACCAGCGGTACCTGTCGCCTTGTAACCAGTCTGACGTGCACCAGCAAGGCGCACCTCACGACGGTTGATTGTGATACGACCCTCTACGCGCTGTACCTGGGTTTGCCACACACCATCTAGGAACAGTTCACCGTAGGAGCCGTTGATTGTACGATCTGGATTAAGAGCCATGCTAGGACCCAACCTTCACAGTGACAAGGATAACGTCGATTGTGTCAACCACCGTCATCGAAATGTCAAGGTATAGGCGCTCCCCTTCTGACACACGGGTTTGCGAGAGCGCAACCGTGTAGTTGTTGCGGATGGCACGTTGCCCTGCCATCACACGCAGAAAGTCGCGCACCACACCAACTATGGCATTCTGACCATCCGTGTCGTTGGGGACTTTCCCGATGTAGTTGGTTCTAGCAGCCAGCTCGATAGCCGCTGCAATGGCGTCACACGTGTTGACGATCGAAACCTTCTTGAAGCCCTGAGGCAGTGGGTTACCATCAGCCGCGTAACCAGGCACGACCATACAAGTCACACCCTTTACGATGTGGTAGTTCAACCCTGCCTTACCAATGACCGTGACGCCGTTGTTGATGAGAAGGTCGATCGTGGTACC